AAAGTGCAAGACGAACGTCAATGACCTCACGACCTGCGTCCTGGCCAATCTGCTTGACGATGTCGGACTTACCAATACCTGGGGGACCCCACAGGAACACAGGACGGCGGGTTTGAATCGCCTTACGGATGGAACGCTTTGCGGCCTTAGGACCAACTTGGCGAACGCTGATATCTGTGGACTTTGCCATTTTAAGACCTCTTTCTTTTCTCAGGATTAAACAAACTATCGCTCTCTCAGTGTTAATAGTATAACACCAAACACCACACTTGTCAAGCTCTTTTTACGAAATTTAACTGTGTTGTATTATCGCCACGAACGCTTTTAATCTTTGCTTTGATGCTTAGACGATCTCCTGCGTTCAAGTTACTATTATACCAGAAATCAACGAAGCTGTCAACCAATTTCGCAGTGACACGATATTTGTTGTATTCTTGCGAATAGTAGCTCTTGACCACTTCGATCTCGCCCTGGATCTTGTCACCCACAGCACCTGTGAGCTGAGTACTACTACGGATCTCACGACCCAAAGCATTGCGCTCTTGATCCCGGCGCATGGTGCTAGGCAAGCATGAGCAGATAGCAAACTCTAGAAGATGCTTGCCCGTGAACTCCTCCATCTGTGCGATGCGGAGGGCCTGTTGCTCAAAGTCGTTGATCTTACCGCTGATCTGTTTCAGTAAGAAGCCGTTGAAGTAGTGACGCACCACCCGACCTGCTTCAATGTCTGCATCACTGACAGTCTTGTTGGCACGTAGCCAATCTTTGACCATTAGCTTATTGGCCTGCTTGAGCAGTTTGGTTTCACCCGAGTCACTCTCACCCCATAGCGACTCTTTGATGTAGCCATCGTTGATACGATCTGCTTCAACGGCCAGTGCCCATACGTAGTCTGCTGTAAACATCGTTCGCTCCGTTGTTGTCTATGTCTCTATTATATAGCCTTTGGCTGATCTTGTCAACCGGAATGATTGGAGTGCCAGAAATGAAAAAAGGTGTTGTATTTCTACAACACCCTCAAAAGACGCCCCGGGAGCGAATCGGCTTGTCTTTGTGAAAGCCTATTAGGCTGTTACAGACATACCCAAGTTCTTAGCCATGTAGCCTAGAGCAACGATTTCACGGCTTGGCTTGCCCAAGACGTACTCTGTAACCTTAACACCATTACCGGCAACGCGGCTGTTGGCATAGACAGCGTAACCGCTTTGACGGATACGGCTAGCTTCAGCTGCCAAGTTACCTACACCAAAACGCTTCTTAGCTTCTGATGCGGTCAATGTCTGACCATTGTAAAGTGCTGTGAAGACCTTGAAAGTCTTTGTTTCTGGATTGAATCTCTTCATTTTAAGTTTCCTTTGTTATGGCTGTTTTCTAACAGCGTCTAATAAGTATAAGGCCTTTTGTTGATAATAGCAAGCGTCTGTCTTACCGTTTTACGGTTACGTTAGCTCGAAAGAACGCACCCAACAGTACCACAGCACTCCACGTTTCCAAAGTGTAGGGAATCAGCAGAGCTGCTCCGAACAAGGTGTTCCACGACCAAATGACCAGGAACGGCCCAATGATCAACAAGAAGATGACCATTGCAATGACAGCGACAATTTTAAGCATTTAAAATCTCCTCAACTTCCTCGATACGCCTGATCTCTGCGAGCTCTTTCTCGATCTCTTTGATCTTACGTTTGTTACCTGAGCTGGTACCTTTCTTGTACACAGTCCAGATATGATCTTCACAGTATACACGACCCGGAAAAGGTTTGCAACCGCACATCGTGAACGGGTACTCCTTTTGCTCCGGGCCAATATACTGGCACCCTGTTACCAAAGCGCCTTCCATATTAACCTCTCTTCATCACAGTTACTTCAGCCATAGCCATCCAGTTACCTGGGAAGCTCTTGCGCAGATCTGCGACCTTCAATACAGTACGCAGGCTCAGCTCTCGCAGTTTGGCCCTGTTAGCGGCAACAAAGTCAACGATCTCGTCTTTAGCAATGTCGCTGAGCTCGTAGTGATCCAACATACCGTCCTGTACAATCTGCTTGATACGCAGAACCTTCTCACGGTCTGTGTCCATCTGCAGATCAATATAGTGACAGCGTGACTCTAAGGCACCCAAGTGATCCTGAAGCTTCTTAGAGCGTACATTCTCAAACTTGATGTTGGTGATAAAGATAGCACCTGCCTTGAACTCAAAGCGGTCTGGGATACCTTCGCTACGCAGGAGTCGGCTGTCCGTGTTCCACGAAATAGTACGCTTCTTGCTAGAATCCAAAGCCGCCTTTAGAATGTTCAGCGACAAGTCGTCCAGCAATACGCTGTCACAGTCATCAAACACGATAACATTCTTCTCTGCCGAGAACTCGTAGAGCTTGGCGTACAGGCCAATGGCACTCATAGCACCCTTGACGATCTCGTAGCGTGGCTTACGCTCGCCTAGTGTATTGAACAGGTCGTCCTTAGTCAAGACTTCTTCAACACCAAAGCTCTTGCCCACGCCTGGAGGGCCTGTGACAATCATAGCACGAACATCACCAGCCTTGACAGCTTTAGTCATATCTGTAAGTACTTCGAAGCGAGCACGAGTCTTCTCGATGAGTTCTTCGTCCGAAATGTGTGCTACCGCACTGTCTTTGACTTTCAATTGTACCAAGCTCTTATCTCCAACGGGTGAGTAGTCAACATCGCTGACAACTGTATAGCTGTCAACACCTTCGCATTTGATCTTGATCTTACGATCTGGGATACCGCTATTAGCAGGTTCGGCACTGCCACCATTTACGGTAACAAAGCCACCACCGCTACCAAAGCGGAAGCCTTCTACTAGTTCAAAACGCACACCGCTCATAGATGTGTCACGACCGCGAATCTTGTACGAACCCTCAACGATCTCAATAATTGCAGGCATTTCTCGCTCCTTCTGTGTGTTAACAAGTCTCTATTATATAACAGATAGGGGCTGTTGTCAACCCCTATAAGTTATAACCCTTAGGCTGCTAGGGTTTCTTCGTTGTTTTCGCGCAACGATTCTGCTAGTGCGTCAGCCAAAGGCACATAGTCTGCAGAGTGGCACTTCACATACCACTGACCGTCACGGCGCAGGATGTACTCGTACTCCTCATGCTGGTGGCAGCGTACATAATTCTCGTAGTCTGCGAACATCTTCTGAGCCACAGTTTCTTCGCCGCGATCGCGTCCGTAGAAGGTACACATATCTTCAGTCAGCTTAACGAAAGCTTCGACTTCGTCCTTAGGCAAGTCAAACTGGCTAAAGGCGTGCTTGGTACCGATCTTAGGACGCAGGCTAGACAGGTCTCCCAGGTCCAGCAGGTCACGCAGGACAAACGGGTTTGAATAGTGCTTATAAAGCAGCATACCGTTATGATCAAGATAACCGTCCCAGTGACAGTAGACCTGCCCAACAGTACCGTCTGCGTACTCCAACGCAATAGTGCTACGTGTTGCCATCTTTCGCTCCTTTGTTAAACAATGTCTCTATTATAGCTTCAAACTGTCTCGTTGTCAACCTCTGCACTTAACCCTGCAAAGACTCGGGACAATCTGTAGAACTTGGGCTTGGCGTCCTCTATGGCCTGATAGATCAAGTCCTCAGCAGTGCCGTCCTTGAGTGTTTCACGTGCATCCTCGTAGAGAAAGCCCCCTACGATTGCATCGCCTACTTCCAGGCCCTCTACAAACACCCGTGCCCTAAGCATAAACCAATCCAAGTTACCGTGTTCAATATTGTGATTGATCTCGGCAATGTCAAACTGGGTGTCGTCAAACAGATCTCGAACTGGGATGTCCTCCCAGCTCTTGTCCACTACGATCTCTAGGTCCCCACGCTGTTCACGTAGGAGTTCGTCCCAATAGCGCATTATGCATACTCCCGGTCTTCAATCACAGACAGCATATTAGCAGGCACTCGCCACAGACCCTGCCCAGTGTCTACTGTCACATACTTGATAGCGATCTTGCGCACCTTGCCCTGCATGGTCTGGCCGGTCTTGGAACTAGTGAACCTAACTGTATCGCCCAGGGTCAGGCTACGTTTGGTCTGCTCTGTAAGGCGAGCCCTGGCAAACCTAACGGCATCGATGATCGAACCAAGTTCAGTGTTGGTGAACCCACCGTTTAGGATGGATGCATTGATCTGCATTACATTCATTTCGCGCTCCTTTGTTAAACAATAGCTCTATTATACTGCCAATCAGCAGCCTTGTCAACCCCTACATTGTCCAGTAGAGTTCGCTGGACGGGTCACAGCTACGGGGTGTATCGTGTGCGATCTGTATGGGCTGACCCGTCATCAAGTTGACCACAGTCTTCATCGTAGGTACGCACTCAAAGCGGTAGCCGTCTTTGGGCAGGTAGAGCCAATACAGACCGTTGATCTCCCGCTTCATGCCCTCTGCAGTACGGTCTGTCCATACTGTGGTAGATACCAAGCGCTCGCCCGACTTGGTGCGCCGGTCTGCCTTGTAGATGTACATTGTATAGTCTTGCTTCATTGTTCGCTCCAATTCTGCTGTTGATGTGTCTATTATACTGCCAAACCTGGGTCTTGTCAACCCCTGTTTAATCTCCTCGGCAGTCTGTGTTAAGGGCAGGTTTAAGTATACGACGGAGCTCTACTTCACGCTTGTGAGCAGCCGCTTTGCCACGTATGACTTCGTGAACTAGTACTTCAATCTCG